CGATATTCAAATCCTGAATAGGTTCAGGCGGGTAAAAATCACCGTCGTTCAACATTTTTTCAATCACTCGTTCAATATCATCAACTGCCGCATTGTGCATGTTTGTAACTGATTCCAAATCAGGATAGTCCAGCAGTTTGAGAGCGTCTTCTTTTTGAATGAATCCTCCTTGAATCATTTCCTGTACCATTTGCAATTTGCCTGCTGGCGTACTCGGAAGCATTGAAGTCGGGAAAATTTCAATGCTGTATTCGTCCTGTTCCAAATCAATTTCTTTCCAGTCAATTTTTTCAATAAAACCCTGATTTTTTACATTCAAGGGGAACTCGCCTATATCCTCGGAAATTTCTTTTGCAATTTCTATCATTTGCCTGGCTACATCTAAAAAAGCGTTTTCGTAGGTTTGCCCCACTAACATGAATCGTTCAGTTTCTATGTCATTGAACTCTCGGAGAGCGACCCCGCTATTCAACCCAGCAGGTTTTTTAGAGGAGGCAGACAGTTGACTGATACCGGATATTTCATACGCCCGTTGTACCAACCGATCCAGGTGATCAAAAACTTCGGGATGAATGGTTTGCGGTGAGTGAATAACAGGCGGATTGCCCTGATAGTTGATAATCGCGCCCATCTGATTATTGATATGCGATTTCACAATTTTTGATCCATATTCCAGGTATACCCTGGGATTCGCCAGCAAGTGAAAAGCATCCTGAATTTTTATCAACAGTTTATTGATCTCATATTGAATGCCCGCCAGTTGTTCCGCTAATCCCTGCCCATAATATCCAAGAAGCCGTTTGCTCCAATCGAATTTTACAAATGGAAAATAATCTTTATCATAGGGTTCACTCAATAACGTTCGGTTGTCTATCGTGATACAGTGCATGCCGTCCTTTGCGTCTTTGCTTGATCTCAAATGCCAGGACTCGACCACCTGAACCATTCCAGAAATAGACTGCTGGCTGTGTTTTTCTTCTTCTTTTGCGTCCTCAATAAAATTTTTATGTTTCTGGAACAGCCCCATCAGCACATCTTTGTTAATCACTTTTTTCTGATGCAGTTGCCGAGGAGCGCAATAAATGCTTTCCGCGTCATCCGTTAAAATTTCATTTGGAAAAATCCTCTCAACCGCAATCTCGTCACCGTCCCGATACACTTTCAGAAATCCTGAACCAAACACACAGGCATCCCTAAAAACCTCAGGCATGATCTGATACAGCCCCACTTTCAGAAATAACGCCTCAATAAAATTTCCTAATCGTTTGGATTTGCGTTGAATCGAATAGTCACCGTCTTTTGTGAGGAATAATGGACGGGGCCGGTTCTTGGCAATCTTCGCTGTGACGGTATCGGTCATCGATTGAATCACGTTTAGTTTTACCCGTTCACGACTTACATTTTCTTCACGTGAATACGCTGTAGACTCAAACCCCAGAATATTTTGATTCCCGTATAGCTTCATGTGTTTGAGGTTCTGCTGTTCCCTGTAGTCCTGATTCGACTCAATCATTTTCACCAGGGAAAAAACTTTCTCATGTGGCTCTTTTTCCGTCCACCATTTATTAATAATCATAATTTATTACTCTGCTGAGTGGAAAAGAATTTGCTCATCGGTCAACGGGATTGATTGCGGCTGTTCCAGTACTGTTTCAATTAAGCCAGGTTCCCTCCAAAATTCAACCCGCAAATCACCGTAGTGAAATGCTTTCACTCCCTGTTCCTTCATAAAAATTACAAGATGTTCAATTAATATTTTTTGATTTGGTTGTTGTGTCTGTTCCATGTTTCTCCTGTTTGTGTGTTATTTATTAAATTACAAAAAAAGTTTGTTCGTCCCCCTCGAACTCGAAAAATTCCACTTCCAGACCAAATAGCTCTCTAGGATTAATGCCTCGCAATCCAGGATTGATTACATAATGGCTAGAATTTACGATTTCATTAATAAATGTAGGATGCATAAATTTATTCAATTTAATAATGGTAGGGTCTTGCCTATTATTCAACTTAAATTCAATAATCGCGGAATTTATTTCTTCAAGTATTTTCATAGTTCCCAAAATGCTTTTTGTTGTTCTTCTTGCAGACGCTCCCGATCCGTCACGAACATGTCGTCCGCCTCCATTTCATACCAGGCGTCTGATCCCCTGGGAGGTTCCACAATTTTCGCTTCATTCAGATAGTGCCGTGACTCCCTCCAGGCATACAGGCAAGCATCGGCCAGGTGATTTTCGTATTGATCCGCCTCTTTCAGTCTATCCTCATCATACTGCAAAAGTTCCCATTCTTCACAGAGGCACTCCATTTGCGGCGTGACTACCTGCAAACGCCCCAGCCTCAAATCATCATTCAATAATTCAATGAAATCAAATTTGTGCTGTTTTTCCGCTGGTTTTAACTGCAAGCCATGCCTGCGGTTCATTTCCTCCACAATCATTTTTCCGAGTCCGCCAGTGTCCACCACCACCCGCAAAAAATGATATTTCGCGTCAAGAGTTTTTACTACTCCCGCAATTTCGTCTGGAACCATTTTCGCGCGTTTGAATCCATCCACCACAAACGCCACCTGTGAATCTCGAGAGAACCCCACAACCACAAACGCCGTAGCATCATCAAACCCCAGATCAATCCCCAAAATGTAATTGCAATCAGATTTCCACAAATCCAAAAAAGCGTTTGCTCCACACGTATTCCGCAATCGTTCGAAATGGTAAACAAGGCTGTCGGTTGATCTGATCCATCGCCCTCTCCATTCCCGTTGAAAGACGGGGTTTGATTCATCCCATCCTTTTTGTTTCTTTTTTTCCTCAAGTTCCTGCTCCGCGTGTGGGATGTGTGGATTATCAAGAATCGTCCATTGAAAAACCTCCCAGCCCTGTACAATGCCGTTTGTCGCATCATGAAAATAGCCTGTACAAGAAGCGTTTGGAGTGCCTATCAAGCACAGCGTTCCACGCAGATCAATCAACGCGGGTTCCAAAACTTCTTCAATCAGAGCAATAATATGTTGCCGGAAACTCCCGGCTTCATCGATTACCGCCAGTTTGTAGGCCATGCCCCGGAGCTTCTCAATTTGGCTTTCATCCTCTGCCCCTGTCAGTAAAATTTTACTTCCATTCGGAAAAGTAGCGATCAAATCGGAGTTATTAAACTGGCAGTCTAGCCCATATTCCCGATTGAATTTTTCGAGTTGTGACCAGAGTAATAGCTTCGCCGACCGCCGGGTTAGAGCAATGTATAGGCAATTTACAAAATCCGCCGCCAGAGCCTCTTGCACCAGGTAACTAGCGACGGCATAAGTTTTCCCTGCCCGTCTGGAACATACGCCAGCCTTCGCCCTGGCAGGATGATTTATAAACTCCTGCTGTTGTCTGAATAAAACTTTTTCAGGTGTGAACCGGCTATTTTTTTCTAGTCGATTCGTTAGCTCCGCCAGTTCCGCCCGTTGATTCAAATTCAACATATTTTATATTGGATGAGGGAACCGCGATAAATTTTTCCGGTTTGAACAGAGAAATTTGGAGCCAGTCCCCCTTCAATTCCATCAACGCTTTTTCCGTAGTCAAGCAACGCTCCATGTTTCCGCACCGCACCGCTTCTTTAAACTCCACAAATTTCACGATCATAAAAAGCTCGAAAAATATTAAAATTATGTAAATTCAAATCAATCAAATAGTGGAGCATTTCACTAGAATGCGAAAATTCAAATTCTGGCTGTAGCCCAGCCCCAAACGCCCTGCACAGTAGATCATTGCCCAGCCCAGCCCGCCTAAAAGGAGACTTCACATATATATAATGGAGAATATCATCCTCAAAAATGATGAACGCGAAAATTTGATCTGGATCATCACGATTATGAGCAACGATACTGTGAGAGCGCCCCAGAATGCCATCAATCATACGCCTCTGGTATCTCCGATAGTCCCCCCGTTGCATATTGCCTCTGTGTTCCTGCCAGTTGCACTGAATCCATGCAGTATAAATGAATGGCAAATCATTTTCTGAATGCTCAGAAAAGTTGATAAGATCAAAAATACCGGCCATTTTTTCTACTCTATCGATTTGATTTCTTCTTCCGTGATATTCAGTTGCTTAGCGGCTTTCACGATCTTTAAACGCAACTGCTCATCACTGATATTTTCTCTCAGATGCATAACTTCTTTCCGATCAATGAAATAGCCCATGATTTTAGCCCTCGCTGTTAGTGCGTTGATAGCCGCATTGTATTTTTCAGAGGCCATTGCTCTAGTCTGAATAAGCAAAAAATCTTCAAGAATTTTTTCAACTGAATGACGATTCTGAAATTCAATACGCCGTTTTTCAAGCTCATCAGAAATTTTTTTTTTAATTTCAGGATGATTCAAGAGTTCTGATCCCTGGGAGTATGCCGATTTTGGAGAGTATCCCGCCGCAAGTGCGGCTTGAGTGGCATTGTTGGTTTCCAGATAGTGAAGAACAAAAGTTTGATGATTGTGAGAACCATGGATTACAGCATGCTTGGAAAGTTTTTGAGATAACTCAGTCTTGGGGAGG